AAGTCGTTTCAATTAATAATGCTTCAGCATCACTAAATAAAAGCAGTAATGAAAAAAGAAGAATTCTGAAAGAAGATTTGTACGAAAATTTATTAAAATTAATGGAAGACGGATTAATAAAATTAATAAACACCGACGAAATGAGAAGAAGCCTAAGAAGCATACAATATGAATATACAAAAAATGGAATAAGGATTTATGGAAATTATACTCATTTAGTAGAGGGATTGATTAGAGCAGCATGGTGTAAAAAAGACAAAAGCTTAAATATTTACATTTTCTAAAAAAGACATGACAAGAGTTCAAGAATATAACATAATATATCAAACACACTTTGAAGAGCTAGACGATTCAGAGAAACAAGTAGCTCAAACATTCACTACAGGAACAACAGGACAAAACGGGAAATACAAAGTAGATGAATTAAAATTAAGAGCTGTAAAAGTTGGAAGTCCGGGAAATGTTAATTGGACGATTGAAGGAGTAGACGAAAATAATAATCCAAATGGAATAATTTTTTCAAGTGGGACAATTTTAGAAGCATCAATCCCAACTTCAGCAGCAGTAATAAGTATTATTCCGGATGAAGGAGGGAAACAATTAGCTCCCTCTACAACTTACATTTTAGTATTGAAAGCAACTAGTTCAAATTCCTCAAACAAGGTAAAATTTAGTTATGATGCCATACAAACATATACAGGCGGACAAGTTAAAAATAGCAATAATAACGGAATAACTTGGAGCGATGTTTCAAGAGATTTATATTTCCAAATTTTAGGAACTGCGTTTAATGCGACAATAGTAACAGAAAGTCAAATCGATTTTTATGCAGGAGAAAACGTTAGATCAGCGGGCGCAACAACATTAAATAAAGAAACTCAAGCAAAATTTGCAGAAGCGTTTTTAGTTGATTTTGTAAAATATAATATTGTTGATAAATGGGAAAATTTAAACGAAACTAAAAGGTTAATGTTTTCAGAATGGGCTGCAAGATTTGCAGCAAACGGATTAATATTTTATAATGCAGTAGATTACACTTCTAGAGTAGAAGCTGAAGACATGGTAAACATAAATTTATTAAGAATGAAACAGATTGAAGAAATGTTCAATCAGTCATCAATTAAAGATTGGGTAAAAAAAGAATGATAGGATTAAATTTCAAAAATCAATTTAAAAGTATTTTCGGACAAAGTGAAAAAGACAATGTTGGAATGAATGGAGAACAAGAAACGGGGATATTAGATGCCTTCGTTGGAAGAATAGCAAATTCAAATCAAGAAGAACAAGATTTAACGACTAGTTTTAAAATATTAAACGAAATGGAATTAACTCTAAAGCTAGAACAAGATAGTATTTTATTAGCGATATTCTCGGGAGAATTTAACGGAGTTTCATCAAGTAAAGCAGAAATTGCATTATACGTGGATAATGTTCAGCAATCAGACACGAAAAGAATAGCAGGAGATAATACCACAGTTTTTGTATTAGGAACACAAGGAGTTTTTAATTTAAAGGCAGGAACTCACAAGGTTTCAATAAAAGGAAAATTAAATTCGGGGTCGATTGGGGATATTGTTTCTGGAGACAACGGAGAATTAAATATAATAACATTCAAAAAACAAAAATAAAATGATAGCTAATGATATAGATAATTCGGTAGTAGGAGAAATGAGTAACATAGTAAAAGATTATTCTATAGACCCGGAGACTACAGACGGAGAAACAGGAAGTAAAAGCAGATGGATAAATAAAGATTGGGATAACTTATTAGGAAATTATAAAAAAATACCGGAATTAAAATCGACAATCGACACAAAAGCGAAATGGGTAATCGGGAAAGGAGTTAAAGCAGAGGGCGAAGATAAAAAAATAATCGAAGGATTTAGAGGATTTGGAAAAGATACGATAAACACACTTATTCAAAATTTTGTAAGAACTTATTACGTAGGGGGAGACTCTATCTCTGAAATAATTAGGGATGATTCAATATTTAGAAAAATATTAATGTGGTTTGGTGTAGTAAAAGCAGGAAAACCAGTTAATTTAAAACCTCTAAATCCGGGAAGTATGACAATAGTAACAAATGCTCAAGGAATGTTAATGTATTATGAACAAGCATCTAAAATCAAAGGAAAAGAACCTAAGAAATTTAAACCACAAGATATTTTTCATCTAGCAAAAAATAGATTCGCCGACGAAGTGCATGGAACTAGTATCATTACAGCAATTAAAAATATTATTTTAATGAGAAATGAAGCAATGGAAGATTTGAAAGTTGTATTTCATAGATATGTAAAACCATTATGGATTTGGAGATTAGCAACAGACGATGAAACAAAAATAAAAAAATTTAAAGCAAAAGCAGATAGAACGATTGCAGATTCAGAAAATATTTATATTCCAATGGGAGCAGCTGAAGCCGATAGAGTTTCAGTCCCTCAGTTTTCGACTTTGGATCCTTTGCCATGGATTAGAGATTTAACAGATTATTTTTATCAAGCAACAAATACTCCGGACGTAGTAGTTGGAAGTGCTAAGCAAACCGTGGAAGCATCAGCAAAAATTTTATTTCTAGGATTTGAGGAAAGCGTTAGAGACGACCAACTTTTTATAATGGACAATTTTAAAACACAACTAGGTCTAGATATTAAACTAGAATTTCCAACACCAATAGAAGAAAGCATATTAACTAATCAAAAAAAAGACGGAACTCCGGGAATGCAAGAAGGAGAAACGAAAATAAACATGGAGGGTAAAAAATAATATGTCAATAAAAGAAAGATTAATAAAATTAGAGTTTGAAGTATTGAATAATAAAAGAATAATTTGGTTTTTAGTTTTGCTTCAGATTGGAATTGAAGGAGCAGATAAATTTTTAATTTAAGGAAAAAGGGGGATGGACAAAATGGATGAAAAGCAAGAACAAATCGAAAGGAAAGCGGCAGAGGAAGCAGCTAAGAAAAAAGAGGCAGAAGCAGCAGCTAAAAATATTAATGCTAGGAAGCAGCAAGAGGCAGCGGACGCTGAGCTTATAAAAAAATCTGAAACTTTACTTGAAAGACAAGAGAAAGCAAACGCAGAAACTAAAGCACTAATTGAAAGGCAGGAAGCAATGGAAATGAGAAGAAAACTTTCAGGAGATAGCGAAGCTGGAGAAGCTACTAAAAAAGAAGAAGAGACAGATAAAGAATTTGCGGAAAAGTTCTCTAGAGGCGAAGTCGATTTATTGGCATAATGGAAGTGGCAAGAATGGATTCTAAGAAATTAGAAAAAGAAATTAAAGCAACTATTTTAAACATTGAAAGAGCAAATAAAATAAAAAAAGATGTTTTATGGGAGATTCAAATAAACGAATTTATGTTAAATAAAATGAAAGCTGAGCTAGAAAAACAGACCCGATAAAAAACAACTCAAAAAGATATTATAAGTTTTAGCACAAAAGTGCAGGACAAAAACTTATAAAATCTTTTTTCAGACAAAGAATTATCGGGGCTATTTTTCCGAAACATTTATATATTATTTATTTTATTATTATTCCATGACTAACGAAGCAATAAAAGTTGAGGGACCTTTTGAGGTTCACGACTTTACGGTAGATAATGCAACTTCTATTATAGAAATGACTTTATGTAAATTGGCAGACCCAAGAACTGCTTTAGCTTCAAGTGCAAACGGAGATATTTTTGCAGGAATTGCAGCATCAGATAAAGATGCAAACGACGGAGATACTAATTTAGGATTGTATACTAAGGGAATTTTTAAATTATATGCAAGTGGTGCTATAGCAGTAGGGGCTAGAGTTTCTTTAAGTGGAGCGAATACTATTAAAACAGCAACAGAAGCAGAAATTGCTTTAGGAAAAGATTTCGGGATTGCGTTAGAAGCATTCGCGGGAAGTGACACGGGAGAAGTAATGATTTTAAGATAAGATGGCAAAATTAGGACAAACAGATATTAGAGGGGAGAAAATTTCTAGGATAGTTAATGCATGGGCTCAAAAAAGATTTAAACTTAAACCATTGTTACAACAAGTTACAACTAAAGAAATGCTGGACACATACTTTCAAGAAGACCCGACAATATTAACAGCATCGGGAACAAGAAATATTAAAGGATTAGGTCAGTTATCAGAATTTCCAACGGTTGAAAGAAGTTGGACAAAGACAACTAGTAAAACTATTAAATACGGAGCAGAAGGGACTATTTCTTTAGAAGATAAGAGATTAGGGGCGTTCAATGCACAAGAAAGAACTTTAAACGGAATTGTCGAATCAATAGTAAACTCTGAAGACGGGGCAATTTATGCAGCTTTAACAGCAGAAACTAACTCTTCGGGAGTAGTTGCAGCAGTTGCAGCATGGGACGCAGCAGTTGCTACAAATCAAAATCCAGTAAACGATATTCTACGAGGAATTCAGGCAATAGATGAAAATAATTATGATGCACAAGAAGGAGGTATTCTTTTAGTAAATCCTCATGATTATGCAAGCTTAATGCAAAACTCAAAAGTAATTAATAACCCAAGTTTTAAAACTGCGGACATTGTAAGCAATGGAAAAATGGGACAAATTGCAGGTTTAACAATCGTAAAATCGACGTCTGTAGACGATGACGAAGCAATGATTTTAATAAGAGGACTAACTGCAACGTGGAACTCAGCGATAGGATTTGAAAGCGGAGTTGAAGAAGATATTGGAAAATCTACATTAATGAGAAGTTGGGAATTAGGACAAATTCAAATTAAACACCCTAAAGCGTTATACACAATAACAGGGACGGAAGAATAAAAATGTCAAAAATAGGAAAATTAACAAGAGCTTTAAAATGGAAGACTATTTCTAGTCAGTCGAACAGGGATGCAAAAAATATTTTAGCAGATGAAGGAAAACAAGAAGATATTAAATTTTTCGATGAATATGCAAAGGGAGCAGAGAAAGAAGTAGGAGCTTTAGTTATAAAATATGTTTCAATTTCTAGAAGTCCAAAGAAAGAAGATAAAGAATTGAAAACAAAAATTAAAAAAAGATTGTCCCAACCTTTTGTAAAAGATAAAAAAGAAAAGGAGCAAAAATAAGATGACCGAATTAATCGGAGATATTTGTAGACCTTCAGAATTAACACTTCCGAATAAAACGACTTCTAACCTACCTTCCGCTCCAATAAAAGGAATGATTTACTATGATTTAACAATTAATAAGATAGTCTTTTGGAATGGGTCAGCTTATGAAACAATAACATCGACAGCATAATTATTTAAATTATGATTTCTAAATATTTTTATGGTAAGAAAATTAATCAATGCAAAAAAGATTAAAAAAGACAATACAACTTACACAAGACCGGAAGGTGCTGGAAATTATGATAATATGGATGATTTCAATATTGTAAATTATATTAATTGTAAAACGGGAACGGTAGAATTAGAGCCAACAGAAGATAAACACTTAGTTAATAAAAAATATGTTGATTCATTACTTGGAAAAATAGAAATAGTAAGCGGATTTCCAACTTCTCCGGAAGAGGGAGCGATGATTTTAAATAGCTCAAATGATTCAATATACATATATTATTTATCAGAGTGGAGACTATTACACACAATAAAAACAGCTGACGAATATTTATTACAAGAAAACGGAAGTTTTTTATTACAAGAAAACGGAAGTTTAATTATACTATAAAATGGCAGATTCAAAAATATCAGACTTGAACGAATTAACAACAGCAGCTTCAGCTGACGAATTAGTAATAGTTGATCAAGATATTGGAGAAACTAAAAAAATAACATTCTCAAATATTTCAGATTCTTTAAGTTTAACGGCTGACGAGATAGATGATTCAGCAACGACAAATAAATTTACTTCAGCAAGCGATATTACAAAATTGAGCGAAATAGAAACAGGAGCGGAAGTTAATAATATTTCAGATGCAAACGCAACAGATTTAACAGACGGAGGAGATACAACCTTACACGACCACGACGGAATAAGTGAAAACACAGCAGCAAGACATACCCAAGGAACAGATACTTCTTTAGGAAGTGGAGCAGTTGCAGCAGACCACGGAACAGCAACAAACGACGAAATAATAAACGTTTGTTATGGAACAAGCGCAACACCACCGACAGCCTCTACTACAACGGAGGGGGCTTTATATGTCCAATATACTGCATAATGGCTTTTCCAACAATAGAATCGATAACAGACTCTAATGATTCAGGAACAAAATATACTTCTGTAGACATGCCGGCCAATGTAGACGAAGGAGATTTATTGATAATATTAACAGCAATTTATAATGCAGGAACAGCGACGACACCGACGGGCTGGACTAAGTTATATGGAACTGGAAATATTACAATAGTTTACGCAAAAGTAGCGACCGGAACAGAGGGAGGAACAAGCGTGACAATACATACTACAGGTTACGCAAATACAACTTCAAAAGTAATGAGAATAAAAAACTGGGACGGGAATATTGACGGAGTAGAAGCAACTGGAGCCTTTAATACAAATAGCACTACACCAAACCCACCAAGCGAAACGGCATCCTGGGGAGCAAAAGATAATTTATGGATAGCTTGTTTAGCCCTAGATAATAGTAGAACAGTGTCAAGTTATCCAACTAATTATAGCAACGGAGAATCAGCAACAAATAACGGGGCAACCGTAGGATTGGCAAAAAGAGAAAGAAATATAGCAACAGAAGACCCGGGAAGTTACACAATTTCAAGTAGTAGTTATTCTTGGATGGGAACGATAGTTATAAAACCAGCAGCAGCAGCGACGGGAACAAATATGCAAATTAATATTGGAGATTCTTTTAAGGAAGTAGAAGCATTAAAAATTAATATTGGCGACGAATGGAAAAACGTAATAGCAGTAAAACAAAATATTGGCGACGAGTGGAAAGACGTTTTCTAATTCTATAATGAAACAAAACATTTATATAGTCCATTGTCTATATAATACTATGATAGAGACAGACATAAAGGGGGATAAAAGAAGATGAAAAGTATTCATATAAATATGGATGACAGCGACTATAACTTACTTAAAGCAGCTAAAGAAAATTTGGCTAATGGAATAGGCTTAAAAATTAGTTGGATCACATTCATGAAACAATTAGTTAAAACTTCTAGCTTGTGCAAATGAGTGAGAATGGAGTAATTAGGAATGTTACATTTGCAGGTCTATTAATGAAAACAGCTAAAAATAGCAAAAAGCAATATA